CGGTGCGCCACACCGGCCTGGACGTGACCGTGTACGCCTCCGACGACAAGCGCGCCCCCGGTCACCTGGCCCGCCAGGGCCCGGCGGTGCTGCGCTGGGCGTTGTTCGAGGCGGCCCAGTGTGCCGCTCGGGCCAGCTCGCCCGACCACGCCTACTACCTCCAGGTCAAGGCACGCCTGGGTGGCAACCGGGCGGCGCTGAGTGTGGCCCGCAAGCTCGCCCGCCGCTGCTACCACCTGCTCCGCACACTCGGCGACGACGCGCTGGCGCCGATGGCAGGCAGCCACCGATCGGCCGCGGCGGTGGCCTGACGGTGTCGGCTGTGCGCGTCCTGCCCACCACGCTGATGTGCGGCGGCCTGCTCCCGCCGGTCCCCTGCCGCCACGCCCACGCGCTGGCCGGCCCCAAAAGATCGAGCGGCCGCCCGCACCCCGCCGGCGGGGTCACCCCATCGAGCATCACGTCGCCGGGCCAGCAGCCCGCGCACCAAGATAAGGCTGGGCGCCCGCGCACGGCAGCGCACCGACCACCACCCATCCCCAGCCGGGAGGTGGCCACCGTGCGCTGATCCTGCTGCTCCTCACCGGCCAGCATCTGCTGGGCCGACGCCGACGCCAAGGTCGTTCGTCCTCGCTGCGCTGCGGGCACTCCACCTTGACCCCGACGCCGGCCCAGCAGCATCGGCCAGCAACCAGGAGCAGGACCATATCCATCACAGCAACGGGATCGCCCATTGACCGGAGGTCCCAGCACAGATAAGGGGGACCTGCAGGCCGAGCCGCCCGTTGGCGAGCCGGCCGACCACGGGCTGGGACGCTCGCGCGGTGGGCTTTCGACCAAGCTGCACCTTGCCTGCGAGCAGCGACAGCGGCCGCTGTCGATCGTGGTCACCGCCGGGCAGCGCGGCGACAGCCCCCAGTTCGCCGCGGTCTTGGAGGGGATCCGGGTGCCACGCCTGGGACCGGGCCGGCCACGCACCCGGCCGGACCGGGTGCTGGCCGACAAGGCCTCCAGCTCCAGGGCCAACCGGGCCTACCTGCGCCGACGCCACGTCAGGGCCACCATCCCGGTCAAGGACGACCAGGCGGCCCACCGGCGCCAGCGGGGCTCCAAGGGCGGGCGGCCACCGGCGTTCGACGCCGAGGCCTACAAGCAGCGGCACGCCGTGGAGTGCGGCATCAACCGGCTCAAACGCCACCGTGCCGTGGCCACCCGCTACGACAAGCTCGCCGTGCGCTACGAGGCCACCGTCCACGTCGCCGCGATCAACGAGTGGCTCTGATGGCCCCGACTTCTTCAACAGACCCTAGCTGACCAGGCGCGCGGTACACTTCCGTTGACCGCCCGAGTCCGTGGGAAGTGAGGTTCCGCCGCCGTGGCGACCCTACTCGATGACCTGCGCGCCAAGCGCACCCAGGCGCGCGAGGCCGCCGACGCCGTTCTCGCCCGCGCCGCCACCGAAGCGCGCGACCTGACGCCCGACGAGCTGGCCGACTACCAGGCCCGCATCGTCGAGCAGCGTGAGGCCGACGACGCCATCGAGGCCGAGCACGACCGCGAGCTGGCCGAGCTGCGCGCCGCGGCGACCCGTCGGCCGGCCGGCCCCACCCTTCCCCGCGAGCCCGTCCTGACGCGCGAGCAGTCCGTCGAGGCGTGGTGCCAGCAGCGCGGCCTGTTCGAGCCGCCGGCCGAGGGCGAGCGGCTGTCGTTTGACCGCTACCTGCGCGGCATCGTGACCGGCAACTGGGACGGCGCCGAGCACGAGCGGGCGCTGTCGGAGGGCACCCTGACGGCCGGCGGCCATCTGGTGCCGACGCCGCTGTCGAGCCGCGTCATCGACCTGGCCCGCAACGCCACCCGCGTGTTCCAGGCCGGCGCCATCACCGTCCCCATGACGGCGCAGACGCTCAAGCTGGCGCGGTTGACCGGCGAGGGCACCCCGGCGTGGAAGGCCGAGAACGCGGCCATCACCGCCGCCGACATGACCTTCGACGCCGTGACGTTCACCGCCCGCACGCTGGTGCGGCTGGTGACGCTATCGGTGGAGCTGTTCGAGGATGCGGACCCATCATCCGAGGACCTCATCGCGCGCAGCTTCGCCGCCCAGGTCGCGCTGGAACTCGACCGGGTCGCGCTCAGAGGCTCGGGCACCGCGCCCGAGCCGCGCGGCGTGCTGAACACCTCCGGCATCACCACGACCACGCACGGCGCCAACGGTGCGGCCATCGCCAACTACGACTTTTGGCTGGACGCCAAGGGCGTGGTGATGGGCAACAACTTCGAGCCCAACGCGCACATCCAGGCGCCGCGCTCGTCGGTGTCGCTGTCGAAGCTCAAGGAGGCGACCACCAACGCCTACCTGGCGTCGCCGGCGAACATGCTGCCGATGCTGGCGACCAAGCAAGTCCCCATCAACCTGACTGTCGGCACGTCGACCGACTGCTCGGAGGTCTACACCGGCGACTGGTCGCAACTGATGGTCGGCATCCGAACCGACTTCCAGCTCTTGTTCCTGCGCGAGCGGTTCGTCGCCGACAACCTTCAGTATGCGTTCCTGGCCTACCTGCGCGCCGACGTGCAGCTCGCGCAGCCGTCGGCGTTCGTGGTCGACACCGGCGTCAGGGCGTAGCCCATGGCCCGCTGGTGGCCCTTCGGCCGCCGGGTCGAGCAGCGCGAGGCCATGACGCTTGACCAACTGCTCGCCGAGCAGGGCACGCCCACGGCGGCCGGCGAGGCGGTCACGACTGACCGGGCGCTGCGGCTGTCGACCGTCTGGGCGTGCGTGCGGCTGCTGGCCGACTCGGTATCGACGCTGCCGCTGGACGTGTACCGCCGCGGCGAGCGCACGCCGCTGGCGACTCTGCCGCCGCTGCTGCAACGCCCGTCGGCCGACTTCGACCTGGCCGACTGGCTGTACGCCGTGATGGCGTCGCTGCTGGTCAGAGGCAACTGCTACGGGCTGGTGACCGCCCGCTCGGGCGCTGGCATGCTGCCGGCCCAGGTCGACCTGGTGCATCCCGAGCGCATGGGCGTGACCGTCAACGACCAGGGCCGCATCACCTACCGGCTGCTCGGCGATGAGCTGGACCCGGCCGACGTCTGGCACGTCCGCGCCTACGTGTTCCCTGGCGTGTCGGTCGGGCTGTCGCCGGTCGAGTACGCCCGGGAGACCATCGGGCTCGGGCTGGCTGCCGAACGCTTCGGCGCCCGCTTCTTCGGCGACTCGGCCATCCCGTCCGGCGTGCTCACTAGCGAGCAGCGCATCGGACCCGAAGCGGCCGAGTCCCTGCAAGCCCGCTGGGAAGCCCGCCACAAGGGCAAGCGCCGTATCGCCGTACTCGGTGACGGCGCCAAGTTCCAGCCGGTCACCATCCCCAACGACCAGGCGCAGTGGATTGAGAGCCAGCAGTTCAACATCAACGCCGTCGCCCGCATCTTCGGCGTGCCCGGCGAGATGGTCGGCGGCCAGACCGCCGGGCCGCTGGCCTACACCTCGCCCGAGCAGCGCGGCGAGGACTTCCTGACCTACAGCGTCCGGCCGTGGCTGCTGCGCGTCGAGCGTGCCGTCTCGCGGCTGCTGCCCCGCACCCAGCAGGCGAAGTTCAACGCGGGCGGGTTCGTGCGGGTCGCGCTCAAGGACCGCTACGAAGCCCACAAGACCGGCATCGAGGCCGGGTTCCTGACCGTCAATGAAGCGCGCGAGCTGGAAGACCGGCCGCCGCTGCCGGAAGGTGGTGCCGTCGCATGAAGCTGGAAACCCGCAGCTTCGCCGCCGAGGTCGAGCTACGCGGCGACGACCAGCGCACGCTGGTCGGCGTGGCCGTGCCCTACGGCGTCGAGGCCCGCATCGGCCCGCGGCTGGTCGAGACGTTCACCCGCGGCGCGTTCGCCACCACCGACCCGGCCGAGGTCGTGCTCACCGTGCCGCACCCGGCCGACGCCCCCCAGCTCCCCATCGGCCGCACCGTCGCGTTGCGCGACGAGCCCGACGGGCTGCACGGCGAATGGTTCGTGCCCGACACCCGCGACGGCAACGAAGTGCTCGCGCTGGCCGCCGCCGGCGTGCCGTTGGGACTGTCCATCGGGTTCGTGCCGCTGCCCGGCGGCTCGCGCTACAGCGACGGCGGCCGGCGGGTCGAGCGCCGCGCCGCCCTGCTCGACCACGTGGCCGTCGTCCGGCGGCCCGCCTACGCGGGCGCCCGCGTCGCCGCCCTGCGCGACGCCGACGAGACGCGCGGGCTGCCGCTGCTCACCCGCATCGCCATCATGCGGGCCCGTGGGTAGGCTGCGCCGCCCGTGCCTGGACTGCGGCAAGCTCGGCCGCTGGCGCACCCGCTGCCCACGGTGCGAGGCCCTACGCGAGCGCGCCAAGGTTGCGGCCCGCCCTGAGCGCAAGACGGCCGCCGAGACCCGGCGGCGGCGTGAGGCCGTGGCCGCCCACCGCGCCGCCGTGGGCGACTGGTGCCCCGGCGTGCCCGAGCTGGGCCGCCCCGCCCACCCTGCCGCCAACCTGAGCGCCGACCACGCCGTCGAGGTCGCCGCCGGCGGGCCCGAGTCCGGCCCGCTGGTGGTACGCTGCGTGCCGTGCAACTCGGCGAGGTCGGCGAACGTGCGGCGACCTTTGGTGGGGCTGGCCGCTACGCCCCCGCGCCCGCCGAAGTTTCCGACACACACCGGCGACGACGGCCCGGCGGTCGCATGAAGGCCAGGCTGCTACTCGGGGAGCTGCCGCGAGAAGTCGCGCAGGATGTCTCCAGCCTTCTCCCGAAGTTCATCGTCGGTTGCGGCGCCCCGTTCCTTGGCCAGCGTCAACACCAGCCACGCACTCAGGTTGAGCAGGCCGATGATG